GAGGTCGTGAACACCGGGATGCCGTAAAGCTGACCGATTTCACCGTTACGGATGGCATTGCCGTTACCGACAAATGCCTGTTCCGTATAACGCGCCAGACCCATGAGCGTGTTGCGGCTCGACGGCGGGATGATAAAGAAACGCCCATCCATCGGGGTGTCGTTATCGTCCAGACGTTGAATCGTGCGACGAATCGCCGCATCGGTCAACGCCGCCGCGTTGGAGGTGGTGCTGTTATACGCGGTCGTGCCGTCCGAACCGATATACGCTTTGGTGGACGTATTGCTGGTGGCGTAGTCGTTCGTGCCAACCGTAGCACCGTTAAACGCGCGGCCAAGTTGCACCAGGTCGGTGTCAACCTGTTTAGCCAGAGCGTAACCGGCATCTTCGGTATAGAACGAACGCAGGCTCGACAGAGCTTGCACTTCCACAATGTCTTCAATCAAGCGGCTATATTCATAGTGCTTGTTGATGGACACTTGAACTTCGGTTTCCGTCGCAGCGATCAGCGTAACGGCAGTTTCAGCCGCTTTTGCCGAGGCCGAGCCACGGGTCGGGGCCGGAATATGGACGGTATCGCCCTTCTTGCCCTTGAAGTTCATGCGTTTGACGACGTTCGCCAGCACGAGGTTTTTCTTGTAGGCCGCAACGATTTCATCACTCCAAATCTCGGGGATGAAGGTTGCAGCAGTGGTAACAGTTACCGCAGGAGTCGGATAAGCCATTTTGTAAATCTCCTAAAAAAAGTTATTTAACCCTGCCCTCTGCATAAGCCTGCATGATTTCATCACTCAGAGCTTCGTAGCGAGCCGGATCGGTCATTTTCAGCCTAATGAGATCAGCCCGTCTGTAAACACGCTTTGACGACTCTCCAGAGCCACCCACATCAACCGCCGCGGCCTTAAGATTTTGCTTACGGGTTTTTTCACCTGCATCTTCCGTTTGCTTGGTCTTAACACCCCGTAGTTCTTTATAGGTAGAAAGCAGTTCGTTTGCGCTGTCGTAATCGTATTCACCATCGGCTTTAGCCCAAAGATTAAGCCTGACCGGACTCATTTTGACCCAATTAACAAACTCAGGGTCTTGCACTACGTTCACAAAATCAGGATGATCTTTGCCCAATCGCTGTTGGACTTGCATCTTTTTAAACTCAGTGGCGGCTTGCCGCGCAGCGAGAATATCGGGATGCTTTTCGACAGTGCTTTGAATCGCCTTTTTGGGGTCTTCAAAAAAGTCTACTTCCGGTTCTGGTTCTTTCGTAGTTGTCGTAGCGGCGCCGAGATTTTGCTTGATAAGTTCATCAGCCAGTTTACGGACTTCACCGACTTCTTGGGCTTGCTTGCCAATCAGCTTTTCAGCTTCTTGGTGCATCTTCACAACCTCATCCAGACTTTTACCCCGATATTTTTCGGGAATCTCGGACGACGCTGCTTCGACGGTGGATTCCAGCTTTACTTCTTCCGGTTTGATGTCCTCTTGCGACTCGACTTCGGTTTCGATCAACATATTTATTTCCTTTTCCTGCCTCATTGGGTTGTAGGAGATTAACTCGCCAAAATGGTTAAGAGTTAGCTTTTTGCTCTGCCTTCAATTTATCAAGATGACGCTGTTCAAACCGTCCATGTGCAGACGGGAATGAACCAGACCATCCTTCAAGTTTGATGGCGGGAGCCGAAATGATGCGTTTAGCCGACGCACCACAGTCACACTGAACGATATTTTGGTCAAAATGAACGTATCGCTCAGTCAAATGCCCATTTTCACAGGCAAATTCATACATGCGTTTCAAGTTGTAAATCCTCGTAAGTTTTTGCGCTGGCCTCTTGCAAGGTTTTCAGCCATAGCAGGATTGATAATTCACCACGTTTGAAATGCAGTTGCTTTTCGTTTTCAATGCCAGAAATACTGTTAAGACCGGCTATCATGGCGTCAATATCCACCATCAAATCAGACCACCCTTCGGTAGCCATCATTGAAAACCGTTCTTCATAGTATTTCTGTAGTTCTGACGTCACGCAAACATCTCCATCCAAGCTAAAAAATTCTCGCCCCAAGCGTATTTTTAGCATCTTCAGGTTTGGCTTGAGCTTCAGGTTTGGCGTGAGCTTCCGCTTCTTTCTGAATAGCAGTAATCAACGACGAAACCTCAATGTAAGGACGCGAACCCAGATAACTGAGAACAGCGTTTACTGTTTGAATAGAAAGATTGATGTTTTCCATTTTTATCCATTAGTTTTTGGTAATGTTCACAATTTTTGTGTTGTCTTCCAGCGTGGTTATTTCATGCGGATATTCCAATGAAACTATAGAACCTGAATTGCAAATCAAATCTGGTGTCCCGCTTTTGAAAGTAACTTTTATTGACCCCTGCAAGACAATCGTAATGTGATCATTTTCTGGCGTATGATCGTGCATATCTAACATCACGCCAGACTCGTCTTTCTGAAAAATAAAAAAATTAAGTTTTCCTACGCTGCAATCTTTTTTAATTAAAAACATGAGTTACACCTGACTGAACAGAATTGTTAGGCGCAATCCATCTGCAAGTAATTTCGTCAAAAGTATAAAAAGGATCAGGCTGAGGGGCTATAAAGGCATCCCTTTTTCTATCATAAGTAAATCCAATTCCGGCATAATTTTTACGAAAGGTATTGTTATAGCTTGTTTGAATCCAGTTTCCACCAAACAAATTTTTACAAAAATCAATGCCTTTTTGTTCAGACTCATTACCAATTTCGTCAACAATCTCATTGTTGTGGACAACAATTACTCGCATAACAATGTCTTGTTCATTTATTTCAGCAAAATGTGCCATATTAAAATGTGATGCTTCCTGATCCAGTCCATTTATAAATATGGTAACCGCCAGTATTACTAATAGTAGGCGATCCAGTTGTGCTAGTCGCAGCAGGATATGTATTGGAATATCTAATAATTACAATTCCCGACCCTCCCGCTGCTCCGTTTACGTAATCGCCGCCACCACCAGAACCACTATTTGCCGATGCGGCTGTTGCGCTCAAAACAGTATAAATACCACCATTTCCACCACCAGAAGACCCTGACCCCCCAGCTAAACTAGCTGAGCCAACACCACCTCCACCACCAGCGTAATTTACTGAGGCACCGGAAATACTTGACGTAGTTCCTGTTCCTCCAGAACCTCCACCATAAGTGTAATATCCGGCACCGCCAGCCCCTGTAGAACCCCCGCCTCCACCATAACCAAATGAATTATTACAATTACAAACTGCGCTACTTCCTGCAGCATATCCATTACCAGAAGCACCGCTTGCGCCGTTTGGAGAAGATGTAATAGTGGAGAATACAGAAGAAGTTCCATTCCCTCCGCCACCCGCACCACCTCCACCAACAGTAACAGTAATAGAAACTCCAGCAGTTACCGCAAAACCAGTAGCTGTTTTTACTTGCCCTGCACCACCACCGTTGGAAAGTCCGCCGCCGCCACCACCAATAACCAAATATTCTACGGTGGGCGTAACCGCTGATCCTTTGAAGGTTGCTACAACAGCTTGTTGAACTGCACTCATTATGTAAGCCCCGACCCGCTAATAATCCAAGTTGTGCTAGTCATTTTTATGGCTGTAGCAACACCATATTGAGCAAGGCTGCGAGATCCAGTTGTTCCAGAACCAGCCAAATACATCGTATCGGTAGTAATTGCGATGGTCACAACTTGAGAAGTCATATTGATGAATGTGAGTGCAGTTCCAATAGCGTAGGCAACCGAACCGTTAGCAGGAATAGTAAATGTTCTGGCGTTTGCATCGGTTGACGGATGCAGAATTGCTTTACCAGAATCGGCCAATACCAATGTATATGCAGCAGATTGTGAATTGATAGGTATATTTCTAAAACCTACTGAATTTGTGCCATCCACAGTGCAGGACGAAAGAGTTCCACTAGACGGAGTTCCCAATACGGGGGTAGTAAGCGTTGGACTTGTAAGCGTCTTATTGGTAAAGGTTTCAGCCCCGGCAAGTGTCGCCAGTGTTCCAGTAGTCGGAAGCGTTACGCCGGTAGTCCCACTTACAGTCAGTGTAGTTGCAAAATTACCGCTTATCGTCAAAGTGCTTGCGGAGTTATTGGCAACACCAGTGCCGCCATTTGCAGGGCTAAGTGTTCCTGTAACACCCGTAGACAGCGGAAGACCTGTAGCGTTGGTCAATGTTCCACTAGACGGAGTTCCAAGAGCGCCGCCGTTTACGACAAATGCGCCTGCCGATCCGGTATTTACGCCGAGAGCAGTAACAACGCCAGTTCCGGTAGTTACGGTTGAAGGCGCAACCCCCGCGCCGCCTCCGACTACCAGGGCATTGGCCACCAGCGCGTTAGACGATACCAGCGCGCCAGAAGCACTAAACGCCAAAACGCCGCCGCTGGTGCCTGAAGTCAATCCAGTGCCACCGTTGGCTACAGGCAAAGTGCCGGTAACGCCTGTAGAAAGCGGCAATCCGGTTGCATTAGAAAGCGTGGCGCTGGATGGTGTGCCAAGAGCGCCGCCATTGATTACAAAAGCGCCAGATGTTCCGGTATTCGTGCCAAGAGCCGTAGCAACACCGGTGCCAAGACCAGATACACCAGTAGATACCGGTAATCCGGTTGCATTGGTCAATGTGCCACTGGTAGGAGTGCCGAGTGCGCCACCATTTACTACAAAAGCGCCAGATGTTCCAGTATTGGCGCCAAGAGCCGTAGCAACACCGGTGCCAAGACCAGATACACCAGTAGATATCGGTAATCCGGTTGCATTGGTCAACGTGCCACTGGTAGGAGTTCCCAATGCCCCACCATTTACTACAAAAGACCCCGCCGATCCCGTGTTGACACCGAGCGCGGTGACAACTCCTGTTCCGGTAGTCGTTGTCGCCGGGGCAGCACCAGCGCCACCGCCCAAAACAATAGCATTTGCAGCCAGTGCTGCAGAACTTGCCCAAACCGATGAACTTGAAAAATACGGCACCCCACCGGAAGTCCCCGCTACGGTTAGGGCCAGCGTGCCGCTAGTCGTAATCGGTGAGCCTGATACGGATATGAGGCCGCCGGTAAATGTCTGTGCTACCGAAGTAACCGTTCCGCTACCGCCACCACCACCACCAACCGTGGCCCATGAAGTATTGGTGCCGTCAGTCGTCAGAAATTTACCGCTATTTCCGGTTTGCGACGGAATCAGGGTATCAATCTGCGTTTGCAGCGAGGTAAGCGTATCCAATACAGACTGCGAAGTGCCACCACCATTGGTAATAACCTTGATTTGTTCGGCCAGATTGGGCGCAATGACTTCGCCTACGTTGATTTCGCGACCGGAAGACAGACCGATAATCAAACTACCATCAAAGTCAATCCGCGCATCTGTAACCGATACGCCATCAGCACCGTCAGCACCGTCCATACCCGGTTTGCCATCGGCACCGCGAGCACCTGGCGCACCATCACGCCCATTTTTTCCATCCTTACCGTTACGCCCGTCACGCCCGTTGATACCATCGCGACCGTCTTTAATCGTAAGAATACGTTTTTCCAGCGATCCGCTGATGGAATCGTAGCGTTCCTGCAAATCTGCTTCAATTTTCTTCAGGGCGTCAACGACAAGCTGCACATTCTCTGCAACTTTCTTGCGTTGCAACTCACGTGCTTCGTTTACAGAATTATCAATCGCGCTGAATACGTTATCAGCGATACCATCAAGCATGTTCTTATCTGACGGTTCGGTAGCCATTATTTCAACGCCTCGGAAAGTTTTGTCAGAAACTCAGTTTCTACATTGGCCGCGCTATCTCTGGCCTTTGTCATTTGAAGCTCGACAATTTTGCTTTTATTCTTAATATCGGCTTCTTTTAGCATCAATTCCGCAATTTTCACCCGTTTGTCAAACTCGCGGCTATTGGCATCTTCGCCATTAGGCAGATTCTTGGTTACCGACGCCAGTGCTTTTGCCTTGACTTCTTCCGGCATCAACTGCGCTTCGGTCAAGAGTTTCTGCGCTTCAGCACGATTCTGCTCGGCCTGCGTGGTATTTACCGCGATTTGCGCCTGTGCAGCCTGCAACGCCAACTGCTGCTGGATACGCTGCGTTTCCTGCGCCTGCGGATCGGGTTGCGCCATCTTGTCAAGCATATCAATCAGTTCATACCGATTGGTAAGGCTGGAATTGCTCAAAATACCCTTCAAAATGACCGGCAGAACCGGCGTATCCGGCCCCAATGTCTGCAACAGGCCGATAAATTGTTGCTGTTCGTATTCCCGCGCAATGATGCCAAGTGTCGCCGTAGGTATGAACTTCATATCTACCGACGGATATCGTTCGGGATCGAACTGCATATACCGATACGCCGCCTTGTAGATAAACGGAATAAGGAAATCTTCCTGAAAATTAACCAGCGTGCGCTTGTATTTCTTGATAATCGTGGCGACAGCCATCGACAGACCGGCGCCATCGCGGTTTGATTGCGACACCATGTTCTGCGAATCAAGCGTGCCGGTCGATTGCAGCAACATCGTTTCAAAGGCTTTGGCCGTTTCAAGATTGCTGCCGTCCGTATTGCCGAATTTGAACGGGTAGAGAATCTCGCTCGGTGCGCCGTTGGTCAAAAACGCTTTGCCCGGCTTCACTTCAAACTTCGCCCCGCGCGGCAGCCGTGTGGCGTCTACCGCGATCATGGGGCTGGTCGTCAGCGCCAGCGAGTCCAAGTGCGACCGCACCTGCGCGTCGATGGCTTTCTGCATGTTGTAGGCTTTTTCAATCGTTCCACGCCCCAACAACCGATTTGGCACCGTATCGTCCTGATACGCAATGACCGGACGATCCTTCATCATATACGGGCTTTCTTCGGCTTTCAGCAGCACGCTTTCGTTGGCAATGACAACGATAGCCTCCACCATGTCCGAATACTCATCTTGCGCCGATTCTTCTGGAAAGAGGTCAACCACGTCCTCATTGTCCGACTTGCTCAACAGTTCCCGCGGCACCAGCCCATAATAGGTGAGCAAACGCACCTTGTCGTCCTGGTATTGCGTAATCTCCTGCGTCGGCTCCAGCTTGGTGTCTTCCGCGTCAGTGCCAAGTGCCACCTTGCGGTAGATACCATCCTCCTGTCCTTTGACGATCTTGTGCAGCGAAATATACTTTTCCACCGCTACACCCATGCAATCGTCTACGCTTGTGCCATTGGGGTCAAACAGAAAGTTTTTAGGGTTGACCGGCACGATCTTGACGCCAATGCGCGTCTTTTGCTCAACGCCAATGGCGGCTTGCGCCATTTCGCCCGGTATCGGTTTGGTAGCCGGCACAAAGGTCGTATCCGTCACCACGGTAATCTCACCGATGCCGGTGCCGTAAATTTCGGCCATCAGTTCAATCTGGTCGATGGACTTCCTGATCTTGTCGATCTTGAAGTCCTCCATCAACTGCGCTTTGATAAGTTCTACATCCAGCGGGTTTTTATTGATATCGCGGATATCATCCTTGATGTCAAAAAAGTCACCTTGCCCAAAGATGGCTTCCATGATCTCCGCATGCCGCGTTTCCACCGCTTGCTGTGCGGCCGGCGTCACAATGCGGCTGCGCTCGGAGTCGCGCATCTTGTCCTGCGACGACCATTGCCCGCGAAAGATACGTTCGTATTCTTCCCACAAGGCCAGATAGTTCGTATCGCGGTAATTACGCCAGCGTTCGCAATGATCGTTTACGAATCCGACAAGTTCGTTGTCTTTCTCACTGGGAATCTGATACTCAAAACCCCCAGTCGATTCGTTTTCATTCTCGTCGTTGCCGCCGTTTTCGTTTTCAAGTGCCATATCAAACCCCCGCCACTACATCTATAGGCGACCAGTTATCCTGTTGATCCTCAAAATACGACGTTATCGCCAGTTGGTCTATATAAGACAGCGCGTCGGGCAGGTCGTCATGGACGCCCTGCGCGGGAAACATAAGCAACTGATCCACGAAATCATCAAAATCTTCATCACTGTTCAAAACCACACGACCGTGTTCAAACCGACCCTGTAACGCCCAAATAACCCTGTCGGCCTTTTTACGGTTGCCATGCGTCAAATCAACAATGTGGGAATATACATTATAGCTACGCATCAAGTCACTCAAATACGGCAAAACCGCATTTTTGAGCGCTCCGCGTTCGATTCCGACCGAAATCGGCCGGAAATCCCGTATGGCGGTCAGGATTTTTGATGCAGTTTCCTTGATGTCCCACCGCCCGTGTTCGATCTTTTTAATCCACCACTTGCCATCGTCAGTAACTTTGACCACAGCAATCGCAGATTCGTCCAGCCTTTTGCGGGAATTGGACGCTTGACGGGCGACTTCCTCGAAACCCGCGAGGTCGCACGCGATGTAGTAGCTGCC